TTGTCCACGTACATCTTTCGACGGAATCTGTTTGAAGGATATGGACAAAAAATACTTAGGCATCGCTGCCCTCGAACCAGGTTCGTACAACGAAACGTTCGCTATGGCAAATGCCTATTCAGGACTCTTAGTTAACCAATTTCAAAAGGCCAATGACCAATTCCTTTGGCAGCAAGTTTCAGGTAGCTACTCTTCATTCGGTGGCACTTGCGAAACTGATGGCTTACTTCGTATCTTATCATCTGGTTCAGCTGGTTCTGCAATCACTGATTCAGCACAAATCGTAGGTTCAACTACTGCATCTCTCGCTAACCTCGAGACTATGTTAGAGGCATTGCCAACTGACGTTGCTGATAGAGACGACCTAACATTCTTTTTATCTGTAGGCAAGTTTAGAGAGTTAATCTCTGATATCCGCCAGCAAAACAACTTCTACTTTGACCCAGTATCTGTATCTAACAGAGGTGGTTTGTTAGAAATTGGTATGCCATTCCAACCAAACGTTAAGGTTGTTGGAACTGTAGGTATCAATACAAACCGTATCGTTCTCGGACCTGCTAAGCACATTGTAGCTGGTACTGACCTTATGTCAGACTTCAGCGAGTTTCAGCTTTGGTACGACATCAATACTGACCAATTGAAGCATAGAATCTCTACTAAACTTGGTGTTCAGGTAGCTTATCCAGAGTACTGGATTTCTAACAACGCCTAATATTAACCTTAAAACCAGACAAAAATGGCAACTTGTGATATAACATCAGGCTTTACATTAGGATGTCGCGACAATACAGGCGGTATTACTAATTTATACATTCTATCTGGTTCAATCACCACTGTAGATACAGCAAGTGAAGGGTTAATCTCCGGCATTACAGGTAGTGGAGAGTTCTTCAAATTCGAGTTATTCCGTCAAACTTCTGATTACACAGAAACTATTACGGCAACTCCTGAAAATGGAACTGTAGTTTACGAACAAGCTGTTAACGCAGTATTCTTCAAGCTACAATCAGCTACTCGTAACCAAGTTAAAGTATTAGCACAGAATCCTAACCTTAAAATCATTGTTGAAACAAACAATGGAACAATAGATGGCGTAGGTCGCTATTGGTTGTTAGGTCAGGACCGCGGTATGCAATTGTTAAGTGGCACTGGTGCTACTGGCGTTGAATTCTCCGCACTTAATGGCTATAATTTAACCTTCACAGGTCAAGAACCAAACCCAGCAAGTGAAATCTCTGGTAGCTTATCAGCTGCTATGTCAGGTATCACTGTTAGCTAATAACCAAAATTAGGGAAAGGGGTTACGTTTCGGCGTGACCCCTAACCTAATATTTCGTACATTATGTTACAGTTCAATAAATCACAACAAATCAATACTAACGCAGTATATCTCGAAACTGTAGATACAGGTTCAGGTTACTACGATACAATGGTAATGATTTATAGCCAATCCTACGATAATTCGTCAGGTTCGTTTGCTGTTACAGCTACATCGACTCCTACCCAATATCGTAATTGGTTGATTTTTAACACTTCTGGTAGTGATGTTCCATCACCATCAGGACAATACGATGTAAAACTTTACATTAGTCAAGAACTCCCATCGGTTTGGCAACAAGTAGCTACACCTTGGGACTCTTATAATGAAATATGGGAGGATGCTTACGAGGATACCCCTACAGATTTATTATATAGTGATAGGGCTTACATTAGTGGTTCGAATGAAAGTAATATAACACAATATGTATCCGCCGACGAGAATGGCACATATACAACATACAATGGATAATAGTAAAAAACTTAAATTCGCTAACATTACTCGTGAATACGATGGTAGGGTTTCTATTACAGAGTCTAAGACTAAGGACTATGTTAAGTTTGGCGAATACAACGATTTTCCACAAGAACTAATTGAATTATACAATAATAGTTCCATCCACAATACTTGCGTTAACGCTATTGTCGATGGAATTGTTGGTGAAGGACTAACAGCTGACCCAGCTTGGGTATTAGACATCGCCAATTCATCAGGAGAATCGTGGAACGATTTATTAAAGAAGGTAGCAGTAGACTACAAATTGTATGGTGGTTTTGGATTAGAGGTAATTTGGAACAAAACACGTACTAGAGTAGCTGAAGTATACCATATTGACTTCAGTTGGTTACGTGCACGTGAAAAGGATTATAGAGGCAAGTGCCCAGGTTACTACATCAGTGACGAATGGGCTACCAAATATCGCTTTTCAGGATACGATGTAAATAAATTACCATTCCTACCTGTTTACAATCCACAAAAGGCAGTAGAGGAACCAAAACAAATCTACGTTTACAATCCATATAGACCAGGTCAAGGATATTATCCGTTGCCTGATTACGTAGGTGCCTTACGTGTTATCGATATTGATACAGAGGTAGATAACTTCCACGTAAATAATCTTAAGAATGGTTTAGCACCGAGTCTTATGATTACTACATTTACAAACGCTAACGAGGACGAGAGAGAGGCAATCGAGAGAATGCTTCAAATGCAATATAGTGGAACTAATAACGCTGGTAATCTCCTTTATATGGATTTAGATGACCCAGCTAATGCACCGCAAGTCACCCCTATTCCACAAAATGGTGCTGATGGTTATTATACCTCTATTAACGATATGGTGATGCAAAAGATATTAACTGCACACCGTATCACCTCGCCTATGATTTTAGGTATTAAAACAGAAGGACAATTAGGAGGACGAGAGGAAGTAATTGACGCATATTTACTATTAGTGAATACAGTTATTCGTCCGTTCCAACAAGATATCCTACAAGTATTCGAGGACTTACTCGAACAAAAACACCCAGAACTCGACATCACATTAGGTATTCAACAATTGAAACTATTTAGTGATGGTGAAGAGGAAATTGATGTTGTAACCTCTATTGATGCTGAAGTAGGTGAAGATAATGAACTAGAAGCTGATATCGAAAAGGCAGATAGAACAGCAGGAGGAGTTGCTAACGAAAATCAACCAATAACCGAATTCCCATTAGCATAATGACTACTACATTCATAATTTCAGAAGCTAAACTACGCCAATTCACTGATATCAATGATTCAGTGGATACAGCGTTGTTGAAAAATGCTGTTAGAGAGGCACAAGATATTTCCTTACAGCGTATTATTGGTACAAAATTATATCAATCTCTCCTATCACAAATCGATGCTGGACCTACTTGGACATCATCCGCATATCAAACATTAGTAGACGATTATATACAGGACTTCTTGTTATACGCGGCCTATTATGAAGCATTAGAGGCCATTTATATACGCCCACGAAATAACGGACTTTTGACACCAACTGGTGGTGAAAATAGTATCAATGTAGAACGAGACTTATTTAACGTAAAGCGTCAAAATGTATTGAACAAAATGCAATACTACGCTGAACGTCTAACTAACTATATTTCAGAGGAACAATCATTATTCCCTGAATTAAATTCAGCAAATAAATTATACGAACAATGGCCTGATTATGGTAATCAATATCGTTCGCCAATTGTATTTAGTTATCAAAATAGAGTTGGGGCACATTACAAATGGGCTAAGGAAGCTGGTTTACGCATCACAGATTCAAAGTACAAACAATACCCTTGGGGTTCAAATATAAAGTAAAATGGGAATCAATTTAGGACCGTTAAATATTAAAGATACCTATGAACAGCTGGTTCAAATCAGTGGTTCATTACTAACAGATGGTAGTGGTAGTTTAATTTCATCACTTAACGTTACAGCAAGTAATGCTACATCTGCTTCACACGCAGATATTAGTGATTTTGCCTTTACTGCTACATCAGCTTCATTTGCTACAACAGCCTTATTAGCTACTTCAGCATCGCACGCAGTATCAAGTGACACAGCTATTTCATCTTCATATGCCTTAACAGCATCATTTGCAGAGAATTTTAACCCTGCAGCAACAGCATCGTACGCTGATTTTGCCTTATCTGCATCATACGCAACCTATGCTGAAACAGCAGGTGCTGCTACTGACGTAAATGCGTTGTATACCGCGTCTATAAGCGATGCTACTATCACATTCACCAAAGGCGATGCCAGCACATTCGATATCGCAGTAAACAACGTATCTTCAAGTATTTCCGCATCATATGCATCAACAGCAACATCTGCTTCACACGCAATCTATAGTGATACAGCAGGTTCGGCTACTACTGCTACTTCAGCATCACACGCAGTAGTAAGTGATACAACTATTAGTTCATCATATGCTACTTTTGCTGAAGAAGCTAAGGAGGTTTTAATCCAAGCAAACATACAAAACTTTAGCTATAAACTATTAGTAGGTAATTCAGGATATGAAACCCCACAATCTGCAACTAACATTGTAGTAAATCCATCAGCATCATCTATTACAGCTACATCATTTATTGGTAATGCCTCTACAGCAACTACAGCTACGAGTGCATCATATGCTGTAACAGCATCATACGCAGAAAATTCTGTTCCACCATTCCCATACACAGGTTCAGCAACTATTTCAGGTTCACTTGCTGTAGAAGGAACATTAGTAAGTGGATTAGGTAATGTATCAAACGTTGTAGCTAATGGTGGTGCCGCAATCGCAACATCAGGTTCAAATGCTGACGGAACATTAACAGCCGTAATTGGTGGATTTAATAACGATACAGGCAATACACAATACAGCGTTGTAGCTGGTGGTACAAATAACAATGTAGCTGATGGTCAAAACTGGAGTTTCATTGGTGGTGGTGAAAATAACAGCGTAAATGCTGGTGTATCAGCTGTTGTTGGAGGTAGTGGTAACGCAGTAAATGGATTTAAAGCAGGTGTATTTACTGGTGAAAACAATACAGCAGCTGGTCAATATTCAGTTGTTTTAGGTGGTAACAATGGAAATGCTGGTACATTACGAAGTGTTGTTATTGGTGGTGAATCAAACAGCACTACAAACGAACAAGGACAAGCAGTAGTAGCTGGTGTCAATAACGTAGCAAGAGGTGAATATTCATTTATTGGTGGTGGTGGTGGTAACGAAACAGTTTCTACTGCTAAAAGAAGTGCTATTATTGGTGGTAATAACAACCAAGTTCAAGCAGCCCATACAGCATCAGTTATTTTAGGTGGAACAGGATTAAAGACCACTTCAAGTGACCAAGTAGTTGTTCCAACATTATTGATTTCAGGTTCAGGTGGTGGTGTAACATTCCCTGATGGAACTACACAAACAACCGCTGGCGGAGGTGGTGGTGCTGCCTTCCCATACACTGGTTCAGCAGAAATTACAGGTTCATTTGCCGTTACAGGTTCAGTAGGTGGTTTACTTGCTGATAATGAAGGAATTAGCATATTTGCTTCAGCATCTGCTAACTCTACAAATGGTTCAATCCTTATTGGTGCCCAAATCCCATCACAAAACAACTACAATACTAACATTGGTATTGGTAATATTGTTATCGGTTCAGGTGACTTCTTAGCTGATGCTTCTGGTGTATTAAATGGTGCTGGTGATTTTAACACTGTAATTGGAGGTTATAGTGGAGGTGTAAATACAGGTCTCTATAACATTGTTATGGCAGGTGGTAATAACTTTATTGGTGTATCTGGTTCAGGTATCGCAAACACCAATACAAGATATAACGCTATTATTGCTGGTGAAAATAATAATATAGACGATAGGGCTAACTACAATGGTATTTTTGCTGGTAGAAACAATAAAATGGCACCTATTGGTACTAACTCTAACCAATATTCAACACTTATTGGTGGATTAGGCAACCACATCTCTTCAAGTGACTGGTCATCAATTATAGGTGGTAATAGCCACCAAATGGAATTTGCTAACTACTCTGGTATTTTAGCAGGTAATAACCACACATTCACTTACGCATCAAATACAAGTGCCTATTCAGCAATGGTAGGTGGTAATGGTAACACTAACGCACACGTTAGAAGTGTTGTATTAGGTGGTACTGGTTTATCTACAACTAAAAACGACCAAGTATTAGTTCCACACTTAACTATTTCAGGTTCAGTAACAGCAGGTGTATACGCAATTACTCCAGCATCAGCTACTGGTTCAATGAATTGTTCATTAGGTAACTTCTTTACAATGACATTAGACAATGGAACTGATGTTAGATTAGAGGCGTCAAACCTAACAGCTGGTCAAACTATCAACTTGAAGTTAACTAACAACGCTACAGCAGCAGGTACAATTTCATTTGATACAGCTGTATTTAAGTTTGAAGGTGGTACACCATTCACAGCTACAGCAGCAACAAACGCCGTAGACGTAATGACATTCATTTCGTTTGATGGTTCGACATTACAAGCAACAGGATTGAAAAACTTTAGTTAATATGTTTTCACCATTTGGATTTATGGCAACAAAGGCGGTTACACCAGGTGACCCTTACCCGCCTTATAGCCCTTATGCGTTTTATGACGCTAACAATGCTACTTATTCAAGTTTATTTTACGCGTACAACGTTGTAAATGGTGACGCTGATGTAAACCAACGTTACAAAGGAACAGGAACAAGTAATTCTGGTAGTGATTCGTACGACGGAACTAAATGGACATATAATAAAATAGCCCCAAGGGCTACATTATCATTAACAGGTTCAGCTGCTAATAGTGATTTCTTAAAAAATATTGGTAATACAGAACATACTATTGTAACATTAAGTCAACCTCTTCAACAAAATGAAGAAGATATTGTAGGTGCTAGTCCTGGTGATAGTGGTGCTTATATATTAGGTTTTCTTAATAATGGAGGTAATATAGTATTATATGGACAAGTTTGGAATAGTTTAGGGCAAGATATACGACCTGATGTTACAGGAAGTACTACTGTAGGACAATGGCACGCTGCTTCCCAAAGATTAGATTACGATGGTGCTGGTAGTGCTACTTTAAGTGTATTTTTACAACCAAGTGGTTCAGCAATTCTTTCAGGAAGTGCTACAGCAACTTATACTTCAGCTTCATCTGGTAATATGTTCCCTAATATTGCTGGTAGAAGTTTGGGTACAGCTAATTTCTCGGGTAGTATATCACAAGTAGCATTTTATGATAAAGTACTAACTAATTCTGAAATTGAAGCAGTACACGATTGGATGTTAAATCACCAAACATACTAAATTAAGTAAATAGAATAAGTAGAGGGGCATTAGCCCCTCCTTTTTTTAGCTAAATAATAACGGCATTTAACTCCATAAAAACGGCATTTTACTATTTTTGTAATTTAAACTTGCTATTTTAAAATCTATTTTGTATATTTCGACACGTACGACGAGTATGACGAGTAAACGAGTAGTATGGACGTGTGACACGAGACGAATAACACGTAGAGATATGACACGAGACACGTATACACGTCAGCGTCACTAATGTAAACACGTAAAACAAGTAAAACACGTCAAAATGAAAATGTCACGAGAGGAATGGTTGATTACCTTAGAAGTAATGGCTGAATATATGCCCAAGTTAAACATCGTAAGGGATGTAAGGGAGAAGATGTTGAATAATGGGTTGCTGGAACCAACACCTAAACAAGCAGCTACAATAGCAAGTATGTTAAGTAAATCATACTCTAAAAAACAGATATTATCTGCTATCCAGCATAAGAAGGACCAAAGTGAACTACTTAGTATTAGTCGCGAGATGACACGTCAGTTCGAATCAACACGAACAAGTAACAAGTCACTAAATACTAGTAGTCTAGAAGTCACAAGGTATAATAATGAAGGAGAAGTTGAAAGAAAACCAATAGGTTTTACACGTTCAGCGACCTTAGAGATTCTCCCTAATAGGTATACATTAGATAATATCCCCAATAAGGAAACAAGACTAGAAAAATTCGATAAGGTATTCAATGACTAAGGAAGATAAGATAAATAGGTATGTAGAAAAGTGGTATAGGTGGATGCTAAGTGAAGTGAAACGTAATATTGCTAAGGATAAGATGGATGAATATGGTGAAGACTTACTCCATCACGTAATACTTGACCTCTATAATCTCCCAGTTGATAAAATCACCCAGATGATTGATGATGATAAGTTAAGATGGTATGTGTTAACTGGGTGTGGTCTCCAGCTACGTTCGTCTACCTCTCCATTCTATCGTTTACATCGTCGCGAAAAGATGCAATCACGAGAGAACTATACCCATAGTTCCCCAGAGGCTGAATCATTCAGTGGATTAGGAATATTAGATAGGGTAGACGAGGAGTATGATGATATCATAGATAGATTACAAATGTGCTTTCAGGATAGTATAGAGGAGATAGGATTTTACCATAGAACGTTGTTACAAAAACATTTTATAGAAAAATGGTCTATACAACGTATCCACAAACACTATAGTATCTCTAAAACCCACATCATCAAGGATATTAACTATGCCCTCGATTATGTAAGAAATAATTGTAAAGAATGCTAAACCTAAATAAAATGAACGAAATGTTAACACTCCCCCTATTTGTAGTACTATTGTTACTTACCTCGGTATTAGCGAGTATTATTACAACTATGATGCCTATGCTGCCTAAGTATTGGTATGCGTTTAAAACGCATATTAGACGCGTATTTACGCGTAAACCAAAAACGAACGTGTATTGTGATGACTTGTCTAAACGAATTGATGATTTAGAGGAACAAATCAATAATATTGCTGAAATTCAGGCTACACAACAACGCAATCGTAAATATAACATCCGTAGAGATGTTCGTGAATATCTAAAAGAATTACAGAATGACTGATTGTGAAAAATACCAACAATTTGTAGAGGATAACTATATGTTTGAATTCATAATTTGGGAAAACGAAATATTAAACAAGCAATTATTTAACAATGGTAACGGAATTATTGATATCGATAGTACTGCTGAGTAACTTTATTACTTGGTATTTTGAACCGCTGACTACTATTCGTGAATGGATTGTAGATACTTATATACGATTCTGTATTAAAAACAATATGTTTTGGGCAACTAAGGCATCATTGTTACTTACGTGTCCTAAATGTCTTGCCTTTTGGAGTACACTAACTTATACGTTTAACTTGATTGACGCGATTATAGCAAGTATATTAGCGTTATTATTACAAAAAATGTTACAATATGTTACCCAACACTGATTTAACACAAGAACAAGCAAAATGGTTAGTAGAGTTCTACGCACCTAAAATGAACCACCGCATTGATAGAGGAACTATTCAATGGCATCAAAAAGCATTTAACTTAATTAAGGGTACAAACCAACCTATTCCAAGTTGTAATTGTCATTGGGTTAGTGCATCTCGTGTAGCACAATCATTATATGGTCAATACGAGACTGAAATTAGAGAAATAGCATACCCAGTTAAAAAGACAAGAACACGTGCGAAAAACTAATAGAAAACAAACCAATAGTAAAAGTAAAAACACTATTAAAAAGTATTTCCTAACCAAAACGTGGGATACGAGTTTTAAAGGGCAAACATTAAATCAAGAGGAAATTATACATAGATTAGAAAATAACTTGCCAATTGATGATTTGTATAGTAAATTAGATAATAGGTATAAACGAAAAAATGTCAATAATGGAAACGAAGATTTGTAAGGATTGTGGTAAGGATAGGGACTTATCTACCTATCACTACGCAGATAAGAAAAATGGTATTCTAAAATCGTATTGTAAGGATTGCTGTTACGAACGTGCTAAGGCCCATATTGAAAAGGACCCTATAGCACATCAATATTATATGAAGAGGTACTTTAAGGAAAACCCTGACAAGTACCCAGGTAACCACAAATCTAAAAAAATACCACCTGTTGCTGGAGTATATGTAATCGAGTGTCTCCTAACAGATGACAAGTACGTAGGTTGTAGTAGTAACTTACGACATAGAAAATACGTTCATAGTAGAAACGTAGGTAGAGGTAAACAAGCTAATCTAACTAAATTGATTAGAGAATTCGGTTGGGAGGCATTTACATTTGATGTATTAGAAACGTGTGATAAGGAATTGATATTTGAACGCGAAACACATTGGATTCAGGAACTACAACCTAACCTAAATAAGTATAAAAAATGACATTAGAACAAAAATATAATCAATTATGCAATACAGCGAGTGACATAAATGAACACTTGCCTGTACTAAAACAATATACAACTGGATTAAAACATATCACAGAAATGGGTGTTAGAAATGTATGTTCAACATTTGCATTTTTAATGTCTAAACCTACTAATTTAGTTAGTATTGACTTCCAGCACCCAAACAAATTCCCAAACGGACAAGCTAATTTAGATTTAGCTAAACAATGTGCTGATGATAATGGTATCGATTTTATGTTTTGGCAAGCAGATACTCGCCAAATCACTATTGAACCTACCGAGTTTTTATTTATTGATACGTGGCACGTGTATGAACAAGTAAAGGAGGAACTACGATTGCACGCTGACAAGGTTTCTAAATATATTGGTTTTCACGATACAACTACATTTGCAGTTAATGGTGAAACAAATGGACACGAGGGATTATGGCGTGCAATTGAAGAATTCTTAGCTGAACACCCAGAATGGAAACTCGAACTTAGAAAAACAAATAATAACGGATTAACTATATTAAAACGAGTATAATGGAGAATACAAATTATCCCCCATCACACGAGGAACTACAAAAAATGAAGGCATCAAGAGAATTTGATGGTCCACTACCTACTCTAAAAACAGAGAGTGAAGCTAAAACACATAATATTATTTGGGACTTATCATCACAACTAGGAGAGGCAAGACATAAAATTAAAATGTTGGAGTGGAAGTTAGATGAAATGAAAAAAATTATTAACGACTAACATATTGAAAATATATTAAAATGGCTGGTCAAAAACTATCAAAAGCAGAAACAGATTCACGAGTGCAACAATGTTACGATATGCGTTACAATAGCAATAATGGACTATTGTTTCGTAATTGGATAAAATATTGTCACGAAAACTATGGTGATAAGAGTGAAATGCAATACGCAGCATATTGGACATCAGCGAGTGAACAATACCAAGAAAGCTGGAGGGAAAAACTAAATAAACAATTAGACCCAGCAGTAGATGAACTAATGTCACTATTAGCGAGTGACGACGAGAAAATTAGACAACGTGCTGTAGACCAAATTATGAAATATACAGGTAACGACGTTGAAAAAATCGAGGCTAAAATCGAGGGACATATTGAACTAAATTGGGGCAATGACCCAGGTGACGAACAACAATAATGAAAAAAATAGGAGTTATATTATGTAGTCAAACTAAAAAGGACTACGAATGCGATGTTAGACAAATGTATAATGATAGTGTTTCGTTTAGGGCGAGACGTATTTTTATGGATTTTGCCTACGATGAATGGTACGTTAATACCAGCAAATATGGATTTATGGAACCATCATTTGTTTTAGAACCATATGATAGCTGGTATTTGTCAGCCTCTAATACGAGAAATAAGGGAAATGAATTAACAGAGGAAATGGTTAATAGTTGGTTAGATAGTGTATCTAATCAGTTTCCAAATAAAAATGAAATAGAACTACATTGTCATTTATCTAAACTATATTACGATAAATTAAAAACTATTTTTCCTAACATTGTATACTACAAACCACAAAAGGTATTTGCTAAAACAGCGTGGAAATATTACGATGCTACAATGATGTTATTAAATGGTCATACTCTAAATGATACATTAGATTATTTAGCAACACACGTAGATAACACGGAAACTCGCAGTGAAAAATTACAAACGTGGTATCACGTTGATGGTATGGTGGAATATGGTAAATCCAGCGATATCTCCAAAAAATACCACATCAATGATTTGAACCTATGGAGTGTAGCTATGGGTGATATTTTACAAACACAAGGTTGGGTTATTGACGAATCTATTTTACAACACATTACTAAAACAGAGAGTGGTAGGTATATGTTACCACGAGGTATAGCTAAAAAAAATAACAATATGGAACGCGGTGATATTGTAGAACATTTAGATAAACTCGAGGCACTAATCAATGGTAGACATTACTACGATGTTTTAAACCAAATAGATGATATACGTGATATGTTAAATGAATACGTTTCTAATGGTGCGTGGGATTTATCAGTATACGAGAATAGCTGGGATTTAATCAATAAACATTTCCC